AAATTGACCAGCATCTACTAGGCTACGCATAGCTGCAGTTGCTGTCATAGTAAGATTACCTAAGAAATGTATCAGTCCTAGACCATAAAAACCAAATCCAGGTACAAAACGATAGTGTGTAAAGAAGATTTTCTTCTCTTTTCGTGGGTCATCTCTGTCATAATTCCTACGAATAGACAGTATTTTCCTGCTTTTTTCCTCTATTGTTACAATATATGGAAGAGCAACATCTTCATTATCCTCGAATCCCTCTAAATCTAGATAACAATGCTGTTCTAATAGCACATACTGTGGGTCATTGTCGCTAGATGGTGATAAACCCATGATATTGTCCATCTTTTGGGACATTGCAGTAGTTTGTGGGGTAGATGCTTCAGGTAATTCTACGTCATCGTACATACCTGCAGCAATATCTCTACGCATTTCTACTGGAGAGCGATAAATTACGTGGGTATACCTGTCTGCACGGCGTAAATCTGTAGCATAATAGGAAACATAGAACTGATCTATAGGTACAAACTCAGATACAGGACGATTTAGACCTGAATCAAAGTAAATCTTTTTAAATGCAGAACCTATCAAAGGTAAATGGAAGAGCATCCTTTCAAACTCATCAAAGTATTCTGACATTTGGTCAGTAACCTGATAATTCATAAACTCTTCTACACGTTGTGCCTGATTTTCTTTCTCTTCAGAGACATTTCCTATAATCTGAGACTTAACAGGTCCACCAGAAGGGAATAATTCTTGTGTAGCTTTGGACTGAAACTTAACTGCTGACTCAATAAGCACAGGATGGACTGCAGTACACGCACCCTCAAATGGTTCTGAAGCTTCTTCCAGCTTTAATCCCAAAAGATCGAAGCCACGCTCAAACATACTTTCCCATTCACCGCGACTGTCTTTGTCTGCCGTATAATTATCGTAGATTTCTTCAGCAATATCCTGCAGAATATCTTCATCTATGTCATCTGTTAAGTTTCTGTAAAACTCATCATCTGTTTCTTCTACCTGTTCATCAGACAAAAGTTCTTCTACTGGGTTTTTAAATTCTACTATAACGCCGCCATCAGAATCATCGTATTCGATAGTAGCCTCATCATTCTCTGATTCAATTTCTATCGGGGTAACTTTAATTTGCGGAATAGGATCAAAGGGATTACGTTCAGTTGCCATTTATCTTATCCTTTGTGTGTTGTAGTTATTATTTTTCATAACCATACCGCCTGATTTTTTCTTAATAATTTTTACTGCTGCTTTTCCTATACCAGGAACTGTTTCAATATCAAAATTTTCTTGTCCTAAAGTTTCTCCAATATATTCTTTTAATTCTTTTTGATTAAATCCTTTTTGATAACGACCATCTTCTAATATTATAGATGCATATTCTTTTCCTGGTGTTCCTGTTTTAGTTGCTAATACCTCTTTGTCACCTCTTGTAGATATAATAGCAGTGCCTTTAGGTTTTAAAACTCTACCAATATTTGAAACTATTCCATCTCTTACGTTTTTTGGCACAACATTTAATACATTTAAATTAGCTATTTTAGAATAAGAATTGTTTGGAATTTGTTCTGTTTTTGTATATTTAGGTTTAAATCCTTTTTTAGGAAAAGGTTCAAAAGCATCTGCATTTTTTAGTTCTTTTGATCCTAAACCTAGGCCAGCACCAAAGTCTAATGTTTTACCTTTAATATCTTTAAAATATTTTTCATTTACTTTTTTATAAGTAGCTAAAGTATTTGGTCTTTGTGTTTCTTTAGTAGCTTTTGGAATAATATCTTTTTCTGTTTTTGCTATAGACTTTGCTACTTCTGATCCTTTTTTTACTGCTTTACCTGCAGGACTTTCTAATGCTCCAGCCATAGCTACAGCAGTTAAAGCAGAGGGGCTAGGTTGTTCTACAAATTGTTCGCCAGCCTCATATATTGCTGGCACATCAGGTGTAAGAAGTTGAGCAAGTCCTCTAACTGGTTCATAGGCAGGACCAAGTACACCTTTAGCTACTTCTTCTCCTTTATCTAATCCAGACCGAAGTAAGGCTGCAATATTTTCTAATGCGCTATCGCCATCAGTTGCCATATTGTATATTACCTTTGCTAAATAAATAATTTTTAATTATAATATTAAACTCGCCAGTACGCAACTCGCTTCTGACTTCTATAACCTTGATCGTCTTCCCAATCAGGATCATCTGGATGTTCTAAACGCCAGCTATCTTTTATGTAGTGAATAGCCATCGTCATAGCATCAACTTGGTCATCGTGTTTACCATAAGGGAACATTATCATTTCTTCGTATAATTCATTTGACCAGCTTTTACCATCTGGTAGCCATACTCTTCCTGACTCCATCATAGGAGATGCAGATATAACTCTGCTAACTTTGTCTCTGTCAGGTGTATATTCTAAAACAGGCAAGCCACTTCTACGCATGTCCTGTATCAACGACTGACCACTAGCTTTCTTTTCTACCAAACAAAAGTCTGGCCTATGTTTTCTGTACTCTTCCTGTGCTATACGCCTTAGATCAGGATACTCATATCTGCCTCGTTTACTTCCTAACAGTATAATATTAGATGCTACATTCTCTTCACCTGTTTCAGTATTATCATCATGGAAATAGAATACACCCCATGTCTGTATTACTGAATAGTCTGCAGTTGTCTTTGTAGAGAAAGCTGTATCATAAGTCTGTAGAATAAAATCACAACCAGGAGGATCACCATATTCCCACCAGCTAACCCATTCTTTCTTAATCAGGCTACCTTCATCTGGTGTAGGATTTTGCATGTACAGGCTTTCCCAGTACTTTGATCCATTAGTAGATCGTATCTCCATCTCATCTTGTCTTAGTACTTCATCACTTTTCCATTCAGGAAAGTAACTTGTTCCTACAGGCAAGCCTAGTAACTTACTAGAATCTTCGTCTACCCATGCAGGTATGCTGACTACATCCCAGCGCATCTCTGTATCTATATCAAACTTCTCTTGCTGTTTTAGCAGCCACCCGCAAAGATCATCATAATGATAACGGGTATTAATAATAATTATTGCACCATTAGGCATGATACGTGTGCGTAAACCTGACGGCCACCATTCCTTGATATACCTTCTACCTGCATCAGAGAAACTATCTTCTTCTGACATTGCATCATCAAGGATAGCAACATGTGCGCCACGACCCGCGATCTGACTACGAACACCTGCAGCATAGTAGCTACCATTCAGGTTTGTCTTCCACTTACCTGCTGCCCGTACATCCTGTCTGAGGTTTACCCCAGGAAACATATCTGTAAATTCTTCTGTTCCTACTATGTCTCTGACTGATCTACCGAAGTCACTGGATAGTTGATCCGAGTGACTGACTGTCAGTATCTCATGGTTAGGATTTTTACCTATGTACCATGCAGGGAATAACTTAGAACATATTACTGACTTACTGCTACGAGGAGGGAGAAACACCATGAGGCGTTTGATCTTTCCTTCTACTACCTTCTGCAGTTTGTCTGATATAACTTCAATATGTTTACCCATCTCCCAGTCAGATACTAGCGTAGGTGCTACTAACTTAACAAAGGTAAGGAAATCTTTCTTAGACTTCTGTGAAGTTAATTCTTTTAGATTGTTTCTTATCTGAAGAAGAGCAGCATATTTAAACTCTTGTTCCTGTATAGCTTGTTGTTGTTTAGCAGTTAGCTGCTCTTCCTCTTGTTCTGTCATCTTAATTTAAACTTCTTGTTGATCTGAACAAATAATTTGTCTTACTGGCTTACCCTCAAATCTAGAAGACGCATATTTTTTTATAGCATCTACATTCTTCCACATATGAGTATAACAACTTTCTTGTGTCTTAAAAGTTAAAGGCTTTCCTTGGTAATGAGTAATAACCAACGCATCTTCTTCACCAGTTAATGGATATACCTCTTGATCTGTACCAAGACCTAGAACCATGAAAACAACTATCTTCCACATTTTACTTTCCTTTTTGTTTTGCTGCTCTTTCTTCTCTACAGCATCTGCAGTTACAGTCTCCCTCTTTATGTTCTACATGAAGTTTCCCACAAGTGCAATAGTCTTTATTGTTATCGCAATCTTTTTTCATAATGACAATATCTCCTGAACATCAAAATAATATTTTAACATCCTCTTCTTGTGAAGACAACCAAGGCTATCTTATATGGTAGCGAAGTTGCATTTATGCAACACTAAGATATTATTTTTATTTTTTTACTTTTTATTCTTGATAATATTATTTTTGTCTGTTATAATTATATATAGAGATACTAAAGAGTAGAAATTCTAACTGCTGTTAGAAGATAATAAATAATAATAATAAAAATAAAGTTAGAATACCTGTTACATAAAGTTTATATAATTTATATATAGCAATATAATAAGAAAGTTTAACAAGCCTTATTTTTAGAATTAATTTTACTGTACGTGAATCGCTAAAAATAAACTAAGGGGGTGTTTCCTAGATTGGATGCACCCCTTTTTTTGTTTAAATTTTAGTAGGTTTACCAAGCCTTGTATTTTTGGTCTGTATATGTCATAGGCATATATATATTATATATTATAGCAAAATTTTTTTGCTGGGGTATAACCAATTTCTCCCTAGAAAATATGTGAAGTCTACAAAGCATTCGCATTCGCTGCATCATTCAATCGATAATGGCTTGCGTGTTCCGACCAAAAGGGTCGAGAGAACAAAAGGTGAACAGACAGCAAGCATCATATTTCCCTTATGCTCATTTAGAGTATATCCCCTCCCCATACATAAAGAAATCTTTATATAGATTATGTGTATAAAGAAATCATTATATAAAGAGATGCTTTTCTTTTTATATATTCACGCCTAACAATTCCCAGTCTTTCCAGGTTTATTGGTATGGCAATTGCATAGACTGCACGTTCAAATTATGAACGAATGCATAGCCATATGTATATAATAAAGACACAAAATGAATAGTGGCGACAATGTGGCGAACATTTCACAATATAACCATATTTGCATCTTATTAATGCCTTATTCCCTCTCTATTTTGTTAATCATCAAATTAATTAAATTGGAAATATAGGAGTTTATGAAATGGCTAAATCACTATTCGATAAAAGCATCAAGACCGCCGTGGAAATCCAGGCTGTATTGAACGAGTTGAAGGCCGAAGGTAAGGAATTAAAAACCAAGGTCAACGCTACAAGTCTTACACAGTACGTTCATTTGATCCACGCCAATGCGGTTGCTAGCAAGCCAGTCAAGACACGCTCTAAGCAATCCAAGGAAATCCGGGATATGCTCGTTGTTGCTGGTACTACTGAGCGGGACGCATTAACTAAAGTTAGTACTTGTTTCTCGGCTAAAATCCTAAAACTTTTTAAGGATTTCGACAAAAAAGCCGATGCTCAAGGCGTCATGGATGTTCTTGCCGAGCATGACCTAACCACAGTTAACAAGTTAAAGCGCTTTGTCGCTGGTCCGGTTGATCCGGTAGCGCCAATTTTGGAAGCAATCAAACGCTTGGAAGCAAGCGACAAGGCGCGGCTATTGGATGAATTGTTGCGCAATAGTCCGGCAATCTATTTCACTAGTGAAATTAATCGCGCAACCCTACTGATGAGCCGCGATGGTTATGTGGCGAAACCGCCGGAAGGCGGTCTAGGGAAACCAAACTGAGGTATATTTTATGATAGGTAAACCGGACAAAGGCGAACGCCGCCCCAGAAAAAACGGTCCACAATTGCAGCGCCAAGCTACTAGTAAGCTTAACTCACGCGGCAATGCTGGATTTTCACGCGGCAAGCGGTTGCATTCAATTGCATTGTCAAGCGGCGAAGTTATCGCATCACTATTCATTCCTATGACTAATAGGCGTGGTAGCAAGTACAGTGGTGGCATGGCTTAGATTAATTACACCAGTGAAATTAAATATTGAAAGGATAAGACAATGGAAAAAAGTAGCCTAGAAGAACTAAAAGAGACGTATAAAATGACAACCCGTGAAGCGCTTCGTGCCATTTATCATCACTCGGTAACGAGAGAATATCCAGGTATATGGGTAGACATGATGGAGCATGTTGTCAAACATGCGAAGGGATTACCTAAAGAAAAAGCCGCCCGTCTCATTAAAACTAAAAAGGAAGATATAGCAAAGATTTTAGAA